GTCCGAATGTCACCCGCAGTGTAATTGCGGGAACCCCCCAGGGGTACGGCCAGAAACAAGCGTGTAATGGGATTCGAACCCAAAAAGGACCACGCACGACCGGAAACAAGAGCCAACTCCTAACTCAACTTCGTTTTCACGGTGCGAGATAGGATGAACAGAATTGACAATATGTCAGCTGCCGCTTTGGTCCAACCAACAGACAGCATGCTAACACTACCCGCCAACCCAGCAGGAAAATCGAAAATGATTGATTGTTCAGCTCCAGTGGGATTAGCTTGGTCGACAACAAAAGGCTGAATACCAGCAGGAATTGTCCAACCGGGAGAGCCAGAACCATTGTCAGAGACAAGAGAACCCACGAGCAAATAACGTCCAGCCTCGAGCGGCGTGAGCGCTTGATAGCCAGTAATTCCAGCCGTCGGCCCAGGAGTGCCGATAGGGAACAACTGAAGCTGTGGAGGATTGGGTCCAACATTAGCTGGGACTGAGTTACCCAAGGCACCATTGGAATAAACCATTTGCATAACACCACCTGTAGACGTGGTGCTTATCTTGGGAGAAATAAACTCAACGGAATATTGACACCATATATCACCAACTGCTCCGGAGCCGGCACTACCAGTGGCTGAATAAACCACGGCAAAAGCGGCTTCACCAGAGGTGGTGGGGCCTTGGGAAAACAACCATTTCTTGTTCATCGCGCGCGCAGGCTCGACAGACAAAGAATGGTCCTTCCAAATGGGCCCAACAAATTTAGGCATCAAAGCTGCAGCAGCAGAATATCCAGTGCTAATGTCGCGCCCATCATAATCTACTCCGGCAATGATACTACCATTATTAATAGTACCGGAGGATGATTTAAACTCAACTCGGACAGGGGCAGTGAGTCGATAGGATTCATATAGGGATCCAATAGCATCCAGCTGTGGCAACCCAGATGCTCCTGGCAAAAACTGCAGAGCAAGAGGCGCCGTAGGGCTGGACGTGGTTCCAGAGACAGATGTCCACAACTCACGATACGATACATGGATGGATTCTTGATTACCACGAACCCTCCCTGTATTCATTCCTAACTTCCGAGTGCGTCGACGCCGTCGGGGTTGAGATTGTTTTCGATTGTTGTTACGCTTACGAGGCATGGGCACGAGCGTGCTCCTCCAAATTTCTTATTTAACGTCGAGAAATTACAACGCTGGGTTCCGACCCCCTCCCACCAGCATTGAAAAGAACGACAAATGTCCTCAACGACGTTTCGGACGACGCCGCTTATGAGCGACGTCTCGTACGTTATCGACGGACACGGCAGTAGCGTCTGGCCCAACCAGCTTACCATCAACCTGCGCGACTACTTCCACGCGCAGCTGATTGTTGACCAACACCTGAAAATGCTTAACATCGGACCACGAAGACACGGCAGCAATGCAGACCGACAAATCAGCCACGGATAACCCGCAACTGTCCGCCACAACACGCAAAGCCAAGTCCTCGTTACCCGGCTCGTGAGGCCACGCGCCATTGAGGACGCGAAAATCCATCTCACGATCCGCACCAAACTTATACTCGCCGCCAAACACCCGAATAACAGCACGACAATAATCGCCAATGAGAGGCGTATTGGCGTCTGTAACCAGATAACCAGAACAGCGGTTGATAGCCGCCTGGACATCTGACGTAACACCACCAGGAAAAGATTGATGAATTTTGATTAGCGTGCGCATGGGGTCCTGCACAGTGTTATCACTAACCCAAGGGTCAACAAAAATTCGACCCAAAAACGGTAGTGACGACCCTGCGCGGACGACATGATGTTTAATACTAAACCCAATGGCGACACAGACATCATCCAAATTACAGTCTGAACGCTCAATGGAATCATCACCATATTTTGGCCCAATTTGGGAGAACGATTGTTTGGGTGAAACACCCAACAACCGATAACCACAATACGATGCAAAAGCATTCAATATCGTGTTCCCATCTGTGGTTAACGGCGAACCCGACAGACGTGACCCGTCAGGACTATACCGCACACCAAAACCGGTGACTGCCCTGCAATCTAACTCATCATCAAAATAAGAAATCAATTCACGGTGATACTCCTTCGGGTAATAGCGCAAGTAACACTGGCGCTCAACATTCTCACGCAACCACCTAGAATTAGTCCCGTCAAACGAACTATAGTCGGTGCAATCAACCACCTTATACTGCGCAACAAACTGTCGCACACGTGTGACGATCTCCCGCGGGGTCAAACACGGGAAATACCATTCAACGTCACGAAGAACACCATATTTAAAAGGATAGGTGTACCGACTAAGACCCACGGTGTGTGCAGGAGTGACGGTCGATATATTACGGGGAGCAGCTACTTTAGCATAGGTTTCTTTCTTCTGAAACGCCTTAACCGTCATGCCAGTGGTCCGCCACCACCGTTGCAAATCAGATCGAAGACGTTGCAAGGGTTTATCCTGCAACTCAATGACCATATCAGCGGTGATGGGAATACCACGATGCAACAAACGACTAGGAACTACAAAAGAAACGAACTCCTCAGCAAACCGCTGATACTCAACCCCAGGAACCACAACATTGTGCGGCTCCACTACGCGCATGGCAACACACGCCAGGTCATTCGTATGGCTATCAACTGGGCTAGGCCCACCCACGGCGACAATAGGTGGAGACACAGAAACATTGTTCTGTTTACCATCATTATCAGTAGAGAGGCCCCCTTCAACAACCACCTGAAATCCTGGCGCGGCAATACCAACGCTAAGTGTCGACTTCACTTGAACTTGCTTCAAACACCGAAATAACAACGGCGCACTAATCGCGGCCTGGACAGGACTAAAATTCTGCAAACGGAGGAACTTTTCAACATCAGAAATGTTGTTATGCTTGGCAGCATCAAACTGTGCTTTGATTGCAGAGAAAGTAACCTCAGGCAATTCAACGCTACAAGTATCACCCATCGTCATTATGGACCGCATGTAACCACGCGAGCAAAAGAAACGTTTGTGCATAACCTGCCCATTAACAGTGGCAGTCTCGGCCGACAATCGCCATTGCGACACACCGAGACAACGTCGTATCAAGTGCGTGGGATCGAAAACCCACGACAACGGAGTGCAAAGCACCACGTAGCGCGTGTCACTAATCCGACACCGATCAACGTTGTACACACAAAACGAACAAAACCGCTCAAGCACGAGGTAGGGGTTCTCAAAGTTATAAGTTTTATGATAATACCTAGCCCCCCCCAACAACACGGTCAAAACTGTGCGATTATCAACGTACCAATATCGCCCGTCAGGCACAGTCCCAGTCAATGCGTTAGGGCAAAAAGTGTTCATGAGGAAGGGTTTGCCGTAGACATACTCGACAAACTCATCCTCACTCAAATAATAATCAACATCACAGAATGTGACTAAATCCCATTCAGTGACCTCATCATTACAACACCCAACCCCTAGATCAGCCACCCCAAAATAATTCCGCTGTCCTGCAACACCAGCTCGAACCTCACGACGGGACATCGAAATGTCATATCGTCGAAAATAATTCTCAAAACAAAATTTTGTCATGAGGCGGCTCAACTCATCACGCTGATGAGCTGCTGCAGGGTGCGTGTGGTTACGTGGCATACCACCATCCCCACGAATGGACCAATCAAAACGCATAAACTGAGATCGCAACTTAACAACAAAGCGTCGGACACAAAGGTCAACGACACGGGACATGATACGTCGCCAATCGCGTCGGAGGCCATAAGCGACACCTCCACAAACAGCAATAGTGACGACGGGGCGCGCTAACCAGCCAACGCCCAACACCTTAATAGGACAACTAATTAGAATCTCGCCTAGAGTCTTGCTCATTGCGGGAAACACTAGCTAACGAAATCTAGTACGGCAAACTGTGAAA